ACCCGCAAGAGGTAAAATTACAACCCTTGATACTGCTAAAGCAATTACAAAACCTAAACCTAAAACTGAATTACAAAAACAAAAAGCAGCTGAAGCAAAGGCAGAGAAAGCTGAAAAGAAAAAGAAAGAAGAGAGAGTTATACGTAAGAAAGCGGTTGAAGCAGAAAAAGCAAGAAGTAAACCACAAGAGAAACCAAAACCCGCACCGAAACCAAAACCCGCACCGAAAACGAAACCAGCACCTAAACCGAAACAAGAGATGGTAAGAAAATTTGCTGTTGTCCCAGCAAAAAGAAAAGGTAAAAAAGATCTTTCTGGAGATGATAAATATCTGATGCCCGATAATAAAGGTAAAGATGAATACAGAAGCAAACAATTTGTTAAAAAAGCACATGACAAATTGAATGTTGAAGTATTTTTTGTTGGTAGTGATATTGGTGAATCTGATAGAAAACGCCAAGAATTAATTGATGCTGGAAGAACACCATGGAATGGAAGTGGAAAACAAGAACTAGTGCCACTTAAAAAACCAAAGACACAATTAAGAAAAGCCAAAAAACCTTTAGAAGAAGGAATTTATCAAAAAGTCGGTGTTAAAACTAAACAAAAAGTTCAAGAAACTCCGGAAGATGTTAAAATAGAAAAGAAAGAAGAACCTAAAAAGAAGGCTGAATCTAAAATTGAAGAATTTATCAAGGACGCTGACATGAACCCTTTGAATGATTTAGCAAAGAAAATTACAAGTGCTGAATCAAGTATATTCACCAAAGTAGCAGCGGGTGAATTACTTGGAAGTCAGTTGGGTAAAGGTGTAAGTGTTGATACAGCAAGAAAATTAATTGGTAAAAAATTAAATGAAGATGGTTTTAATTTTGTTTTGGGTTATGGTAAGGTAAACCCTTTACCGGAGCCAAATACCTCTGATGGTAAATTAGTCGTATCACTACTTGAAAAATTTAGAGATGAAAATAAATTAACAAACTCTAAAGCATGGAGTAAAGTAGTGAAATTAGCGGAGAAACAAGTCAAAAAAGACAAAGACAAACCATCAAAAGGATTTTCTAAAGAAAGAATTCTAGAAGTTTTTAAAGCTATCATGAAGAATTACACGGCAATACTTCAAGATAAAAAGGATAATGAAGGAGTAAAAATATCAAAATCTATTGAAAAATTACTCTCTGAAGGTAAGATGACATTTGAGAAACCCCAAAAAGAAATTATTGTAAAAGCGATACCCGCTTATTTAGATTTAATACCCGGGGCGGGTAATGACGAACAAATAGCAATCGCAAAACAATTACAAAAAAAATATAAATAATTATTCTTTTGCCTCTTTAACATATGTATCTAATGCAACTGCCTTACTATGACCCATCACCTTATTATCTTTCTCTAACTCCTTTTTCATGTCTCCATATTTACTTGACAAATAAATTTTCCTTAAAAGCGTTGTGCTTATTGACTTATCCATATACTTTTTTGAATACTTAAGTAGAACCTTACTTAATTCAGTGCGGGTAAGAGGTTTACCCGTTGAAGTTTTGAATAAAATACCCCCCTTTTCGGTGCCGTTCATCTTAAGATAATACCTTAAAATCTTTCTTAAATTTGCGTCTTCAATAGGTAAATCTAATTCTTTGTATTTGCGATTCGTTTTATATTGATTCAATACGAAATAGAGTTGCCCCTTTGATGGTACAACTAAATAATTGTTTTCTTTCTTGTCTTTTTCGCTTAACTTCTTATATGCTGCTTGATTGATAGCTGTCATACCAGCAACATCATTACGCATCGGCATACGAGAATATATATTAAATAAAGTATATGCTTGTAATAGTTGCATCTCCTTCTTTGTAATTTCATCTTTACTTTTCTTTTTTAAAGGTTTTAAATCTTCCGCCATTTGATTTATCATCTTAAATATCTCTTCAGTTGTTGTAAAATTCTTACTTTGTTTATCACTAATAACTCCACTCTTTTGCTCATCAGAATATTTATCATTTAATTCATCTCTTAAATCTCCATAGGTAATTAATAAGTCATCATATTTCTCATCATGATTCAAAGCCATTAATAAAACAACAATCGCATTTAATATATTTCTTTGACTTAAATAATGAAGGTCTTTAATCTTATCCATGACATCATCGGGCTTACTCAAAAAATTATAATCATCAGTATCATAAATTTTTTGTAATTTCTTCAAATTAACTTCATACTGCTTAATTGTATTTGGTTTCACGTTTGGTCGTGCGTTTTGAATTTCTTCAGAAACATTATCAGAATCTATTTTCATATTTATACTATAAAAATAGATTATTTTTTTAGGTAAAAAAACGAGATTATTTCTTTTTGATTTGATCTAAAAGTTCTTTATTCGATTCAAGTAATTTTTCAGTCCATGATTTTAAATCTTCATATTTTTGTTTCTCTTCTTCATATAACTTCTTATATTTAGAACATTTTTCACAAGGATTATAATACCTATATAAATGTCCCAAATCCATTTGTATATCTTAATTTAGAAAAAAATTATGGATTATAAACGGCGTGTTTTTAAATAGTATTACGCGAAGTAGCACGTGAATATTCCATTCTCAATCTTCGCAACCTTCAGCATTTCTAGATAGACACGGAGAGTGTAAGTATCAGCCGGTAATCCAGTTGCCTTGTAAGTTAAATCCATACCCTTGTTATTTACACGCTGACCTTTGTTAGGGCGTATAGAAGTCCAGCGGAAAAGACCACCAAGACCAACTGCCCCACTATTCTGTGCGTGTCCTTCCATAGTTTCGGCTGTTAGTGCCGATACACCACTACTTTGATATTCGTCTCGTGTAACCATAGGAACCTTGCCCTCTGCGGATTGCGTAGTGTGAAAGAGAAGAGCTGGGTTCTTGCGGTCAACATTAAATTCAAATAAATCGTTGTATAGGAGATTTATTGATAATGATTCAGCCGCCGGAACATCCTTCGCAGTAACACCATTAAGGAGAGAAACCGGGGTGAAATTTTCATTACGCTGAAGACCCATGATAACCTTTGATACAAGGCGACCATTACCACCAAGTTGGAAGGTTAAATCAGCGAATGCTGCTTGAGTTCCAGTCCTCTTTGCGAGGCGGTAATCAACATATTGGAATGTGAGAGACGGATTCTGCTGTCTATACTTCTCCATAATTTCACCATCAAAACTAATTGAATCATAAATAAGTTTTACTTCATCTTGATTGATTAGGTATTCAACTTGGTTATTAGCAGCATCAATATTAGCAACACACATACGGCGAGATAGACTTGCTGCCTCAAGAGAGCTTGTAGTAGGCTGAAATTCAATATCAATATGAACCTCTTGGTCAAGCATGAACATAGGGAGCTGATTATATTTTAGAAATCCCCCAAATAAATCCGAAAGATAGACAGAATATACTGGGGCATCAGCAATTGTCTGTGCCGATGTAGCATCATGAAGCTGGAAGGGTAATAGACGGAATGTACCAGCACCACCAGCAGCGGGAACAGTAGCATTACGCCCAACATCTAAACCAACCTTTTTAGCAGAGTTAGGGGGTTTATCAGTTGTATTCGCCGTGCGATCATCATATACCGGTTGATGAGCCATACACCTCTGAGACAAGAACTGCTCTCTCTCCTTATTATCTTCATTTGAAATGAAGAGAGACTGATAGGCATGAAACTGGTCATAATCATCAACTTCACATACAGTTTGATTACCAATACGAAGAGCAGCATTCTTAATAAGGTTAGAAATACCAATATTGAGAGGGTAGAAAGCAGTAGATGTTGTATTGGGAGTTACAGCAAGTGTAACCTTAGAATTTGAATGAAGAAAACCCGCAACACGCTGAAGAGTAAATCGCACACGATTCTGAGAGAAAGTAACTGGGTCAATTACATCTGTATGTAAAGATTGTCCGTATTCACTTGGAATAGCACCAACTTTAATAAGGTCGGGGATGCGGTCTTGAGAAACGTCAGCTTTAGAATCCATTTTATATTATTTAAAATATATAAAAAAAACAAAAA